GGAGATAACGATGATATTTGGGCTGTAGATAATTTAAAATATGTATTAAACAGCGGTCGGGATTATTATGAATCAGATAGACGAAAAATCTTAGCTGGTCCTGCAGTTGATGTAGAATCATGTGATTTATTCTCTAGCATGATTCAGAGTTCGGAATTTGAGGATGTTATGTTAGCAATGTTCGATAACCACAGTAAAGTTATCGCAACTCGCGATGGTTTTGATGTAGAAGAATACGACCACGATTAAAAAGTGCTGTAAGCGCAGCGAAACTGCTTGACATCTAGGTAAAAATACGTTACAATTGAATCTCCTTACTTGAGAAATTAAATTATGAAAACAGAAATTAAACGTCCTTCAGTTGCGGGTTTAGATCGCGCATTTACCATCGTAGCATTTTCCTCTTTAAAAGAAAACGGTGAACCTGTTGATGATGCAAATGTCGAAGCTGAATCAGCTAGGATTGAACGATGCGTTGAGTATTTTTATAAAACATCAAAAGATGATACATTAGATTATCCGCAATTTGCATCTAAATTTCTTCAGGAAAAATATCATGATATTGTGTATACAGCTAAATATCTTGGTGATTTTCTTGATGATGTTAATAATGATGTTCAGGAAAAACGATATTATATGGATGATGCAAAATTCATCTCATAGTTCAGCTCCAATAATTACTAGAATTAATGGAGACTATTTGGTAATTTCTTAGATTTTACCATTCTAATCGCCCCCTGTGTATTCAGGGGCTTTTTTTGTTTTTGGTGGGTTATGCAAACGCGAGAAATACTTGAAAGAAATTTTAAACAAGAATTAAGTACCCTATTAAAAAAATATGATGCAGAACTTGATGTTTCTGTTAAAATGTATGATTTTGGTGCAGCAGTTGAGGGGATTAGCGTTTATATTCCGCATTCATACGATATAGATGGAGAATTAATTCGCGAGGAAACTTACTTTGAATTAACTAAATGGGTTGATTGGGAGAGTTTAAATGTCAATCAATGATGTATTTTTGTTATTTTTTCTATTATTTACCAAACATTATATCGTAGATTTTATTCTACAAACAATGCCTCAAGTACGAACAAAAGGTATCTGGGGTCATCCCGTAGGCTTTTCTCACAGCCTAGAGCAAGGAATCTGGACAGCGGCGATATTGACGTTCTGGGTAGATTTTCGCCTTGCTGTCGCTATTGGCGTTCTCGAAACACACATCCATTATGTAATTGACTGGTGTAAAATGCGTTTTGGAGAAAAAGACATGCAGGAAAAATTGTACTGGATACAACTTGGTGGCGACCAATATCTACACTACTTGACTTATCTTGGGATAACTTTCGTTGTATCGTAAAAAGTGCTTGCGTTTTCAGTGTAAGTACGTTATAATTTAATTGTGATCGCAACTTTGGGGGTTATATGTTGAATTCTAAAAAATTTTCTATAAGCGATTTACATCAAAAATTAACGGATCGCGGTTGGCGTGGTCGTTATTTTGGTATATCAAATCGCGTTACTTATTTAACTGATAATAATACTACATTGGCGGTTGTTGAATTTGATGCTTCTAGATCTATTATCGTTTCTGTGGAGTTTAAATAATGTTGGTATTACAAGAAACAACTAAATCTTTTCCTGAAACACAGCGTCATACTTATCTGGTCACAGACGATAAATTTAAAACACTAGGTTATATCAAATATGGCGAGGAGCGTGCTCATATGTTTAAAACTGCGTTACAATTTGATACTCGTGGCAGAACTTTCAAAACTTTAAAAGTATAAACATGGACACATACAAAATAGAATACGATTCAAATGGTCATCTAATATTTTTTGGGAATGAATTAGGTTTTTGGTGGCGCAAAGAATACGATAATCGTGGCAATGTCGTGTATCACGAAGATTCCACTGGATTTTGGATTCGCAAAACTTATGATGAAAATGATCGGGAACTCTCTTATGAGAATTACCTTGGAATGAAACGCTAAACAACTTGAGAATTATATTATGCCTAGATTATACGAAATGCCGCACTATACTCCAGCAACTATTGACTTAGATAAAGTCTCGCATGTAACCAGACCATGGGGGGCAGAAGAAAAATATTCTATCTGGATGGATAATGGTACAGAATTTAATGTATCAAATTCTGTCCTTTCTCCAAGATATTTAAATCGAGATTCTTTTATTTCTAGTTGGTCAGGTGAGTAAAATGAAAAACCTTATTCTTATTAGGGGAATCCCAGGTGCAGGTAAAACTACTCTGTTACAATCATTAGACAATTATATTTGCGTTGCAGCAGATGATTATCATACTGATGAAAAGGGTAATTATGCGTGGAAACCAGAGAATGTCAAACAAGCGCATGAATGGTGTCAAGCTCAAACAGAGAAGTGGATGCAATATGAAGAAAATGTTGCGGTCCATAATACTTTTACTACAGAGTGGGAAATGCAACCTTATTTTGATTTGGCTAAAACATATGGTTATCGTGTGACAACTTTAATCGTAGAAAATCGTCATGGTTCTAAATCAGTACATAATGTTCCAGCGGAAACTATTAAGAAAATGGTTGATCGATTTGAAATCAAATTAGCGCCAGATGTTGATTATACAGATTTTGTTCAGATTAAAGAACAAAATGGTTTGTTTGTACACAAATACAAACGCAAAGTTTTTTATGATAACCTATGGAATATGCATCCAGAATTAGTTGATGCTCGGGGTTTAATTAGAGACGCAGATGGTAATGTCGTACAATATCCATTTACCAAAGTATTTAACAGACACGAGAATGGTACAGATATTCCATTAGACCATCAAGTAATAGCAGTAGATAAAATTAATGGATTTTTAGCGGCTGTTACATGGTATAACGGTGATATTTTAGTTTCAACAACTGGTTCTCTAACCAGCGAACATGTTGATATGGCAAAAGAAATATTGCCTTTAGACCGTATGAAACTTGTATTAGAATCGTATCAAAATTTATCTTTTTGTTTTGAGATTGTACATCCAAATGATCCTCATATTATTTCGGAATATGAGGGCGTTTATCTTATTGGTGCTCGTGAGAAAGTATTAGGTTCTGTAAAACAATCTGAAGTGTTTTTAGATGCAATTGCCTTAGATTTTGGTGTGTTTCGCCCAAAATGGGAATATATTCGTTTCTCAGACTTACTTGAAAAAGCTAAAACTTATAAACGAGAAGGCTATGTTGTGTATGATCAAGAATCTGATACTGTATTGAAATTAAAAACCCCATACTATTTGACATCAAAATTTATTGCTAGAACCAAAAAATTAGATTTAATTTTTGATAGAAATTACAAACAGCATTTTGAGGAAGAGTTCTATAGTTTATGCGAACATTTACAGAAAAGTTATACTAAAGAACAATTTTTGGAAATTCCTGAACAAGAACGGTTGACTATTATTAGAGATTGGGCGGAGCATGCTTATGTTTAACTTTTTTATAAAGTGCTTGACTTCTGGCGCAGCATAGGTTACAATAACTCTATACTAAACAATGAGAGGTAGATTATGAGAAAATTAGCGAGTATTAAACGAATTCAAGAAATTAAATTGATCGAAGGTGCAGATTTAATTTGTGCGTATAGAGTAGATGGTTGGTGGATTGTTGACCAAAAAGAAAAATATAGCGTTGGTGATTTAGTCGTCTATTGTGAAATCGATTCATTTTTGCCGCATACCCTTGTACCATTCTTATCTCGAGGTAAAGAACCTAGAGAGTTTGAGGGTGTTAAAGGTGAAAGATTACGGACAATCCGGTTAAAAGGCCAAATCTCACAGGGATTATTGTTGCCGGTATCAATTTTAAATATTGTTGCTGATGAATGCAGATCATTTGTTCCACCAGATTATTGGGAAAATGCTGCAGGTATTCGTGTAGCTCACGAAGAAGATGCTGACGTTACTGAATTATTGGGTATCTTGAAATACGAACGACCATTGCCAGCACAATTAGCTGGTCAAGCTAAAGGTAATTTCCCAAGTTTTATTCCAAAAACTGACGAAGAACGCTGTATTTCAGCAGAAACACAAATCCAAACAGAAATTGGAAATATTACCATAAAAGAAATTGTAGACGGTAAATTGAATATTAAAGTTGCTTCGTATAACCACGAAACGAATCAACTAGAATATAAGAATATTATTAATTGGTCTTTAATGTCTCGAAAAAATAATTGGTTAAAATTGACTACAAAATCTGGTCAAACTATAATTTGCACTAAAAATCATAAAATTTGGTGTGAAGATATTTTAGCGTATAGAAATTCTTCTGAATTAACTATTGGTCAAAAAATCATAATAAAAACCGAAGTATAAACAGTTTTTTATATAAATATATACATCATAGTAAAGTAAAAGGATTAACTGATGTATTGCCCAATATGTAAGAAAAAATTTACCGCCCGTGCTCAATTATCAGGACATTTAACAAAAATTCATAAATTAGAAAATAATCTAGAAAAAGAACAAATGATAGTTTATGAAATTTTTGGGGAATCAGAGGTAGAAAAAATAGTAAACGATTATATCCAAGAAAAATATTGTATTTACGATCTTCCTATTGATATAGCAAAATATCTTTCTTTGTTAGGAGTAAAACGAACATCCAAACAAGAGAGAATGACAGATAGATACAAACAAAAATATTTAAATGGTATACAACAAAAATATGGAACTGAGATAACAAATATTTCGCAAGTAAAAAAAATACAGTCGAAAAAAGAAAAAACATATTCCGACAAATATGGTAGTTACGAAAATTATCTTTTGAACTGTAGAAATAATATGCAAATTGGGTTTAACAATTATGTAAAAACTGATAAATTTAACAAAACGTATCAAAAAATAAAAAATACTTGTTTAGAAAAATATGGGCATGAAAATTTTGGATTAGGTGAAGCTGCTAAATGTAAATCTATCAAAACCAAAAAAGAAACTATTGCTCAATGGGATTATGAAGAAAGATTGTCTAGAACTTCAAAGGCGAGAGAAGCTGTTAATAGTAGAGGGGGTTATTCCAGTAAACCGGAAAAGCGTGTTAGAAAAGCGTTAATAGATTTAGATATAGAAGCAGCTTATAATAAACATTTGTTTAATTATAACTGGGATTTAATTATAGATAAGTTTATAATAGAAGTTCAAGGAATAATGTGGCATGCAAAACCAACAAAGTATAAAGAATCCGATTTAATAATGGGGAAAATCTTAGCTAAAGATATATGGGAAAAAGATAAGAAAAAACAAACAAAGGCTAGAACTGAAGGTTATATCGTTATAGAAATATGGGAAGATGAAATTTCTAGTAGAAATGACATCGAATTATGCGAATTAGTTAAAAATAGGTTAATTGAAAATGGGTATGAGTATTAAATATGATGAAATTATTTCTATAGAAGACATTGAATGCGATTCTCTGAGATATGATATTACAGTAGAAGACAATCATAATTTTTTTGCTAACAATATATTAGTTCATAATTGTCAAAATTTATCAAAAAATTTAGGTAAATGGTCACAATCGGATGATCAATGGGAAATTTCTGAAAAATTAGATGGCTCATCTATGACTGTATTCTTTAGAAATAATGCTATGACTGACGCAGATGATTTTATTGCTGAATTTGGCGTTTGTTCTCGTAACCTGCAATTAAAAGAAACTGAAGGTAATTCTTTTTGGGGTGCTGCTAGAAAATATAATCTTGAAGAAAAATTAACTGCTCTAGATAGAAATATTGCAATTCAAGGCGAACTGGTTGGTCCAGGAATTCAAGGTAACAAATACAAACTAACTGATATTGACTTCTATGTATTTACCGTTTACGATATTGATAAGGGCGAATATTTATCCTCAGCAGACCGATTAGAATTGTGTGAGAAATTGGGTTTGAAACACGTGCCTGTAATTACCAAATTGTCATTGATCAATTATAATATTGATGTTCTATTGACATTAGCAGAAGGTAAGAGTAAAATTAATCTTAGTACAGAACGTGAAGGTATTGTGTTTAAAAATATCCAGAATCCGCAATTACACTTTAAAGCAATTTCTAATAAATTTTTAATGAAATTCGAGGATTAATAATGATTATTGTAAAACAGCAAGAAAATTTTGTAGAAATTAAATTTCACACGTTCTCTGGTGGGGAAGAACATGTTAATGTTGTATTACCCTCGCCAGCTATTGTTAGTTCCTCAGTAGAAATTCTAGCAAGAATTGATAGTTCTAGCGAATTAATGCGGTTGTTGTTAGTAACTGATGCATTAAAACGACTGGGAATTAAAACAATTGAATTGGTGTTACCTTATATTCCATATGCTCGTCAGGATAGAGTTTGTAATCTAGGCGATTCATTTTCGCTTAAAATCTTTGCAAATTTAATTAATGCTCAGGGTTATTCTAGAGTACATGTAACAGATGCTCATAGCACAGTTGCTACTGCATTATTAGATAATGTTGTAGAACGAGCTCAATCTACTTTTGCATTCCCGTTGGCTTCTAGATTAAGAATTCTTGGGTTAGCTAATTACAGTTATATCGTTGCTCCGGATGCAGGTGCAAGTAAAAAAGCAGTTGATTTTGCTCGAGGGTACAATTTATCATCAAAAATTGATATTCTACAGGCTCTTAAAGTACGAGATCCTGCAACTGGTAACATTACTAAAACAGAATTGTTATCGGATAACTTGGATGGCGCAGATTGTTTGATCGTCGATGATGTGGCAGATGGAGCAGCCAGCTTTTTAAATTTAGCTGCAATATTGAAAGAGCGTGGCGCTGGAAAAATTGGATTATTTGTAACTCATGGTATTTTCAGTCGCGGGTTAGACATTGTATTCAACAGTGGAATAAGTGATGTATTTACAACTGATTCTTTTGAACAAAAAGATCCTAGAGTTCAAATAATCCATAAATTTTTTCCTGATGTTATAACTTAAGGTTTTGTTTTACATTTATCAAAATGGTGTGATTTAAAATAACCGTTATCGTTTCCAGTTTTATTACAGTGTGGACAGGTAATTTGGGCTAATTTAGGTCGTATGGTTGGACATTTATCGAAATGAGTTCCAGCCATACCTCTAGATTTTCCAATTTTGCCACAATGAGGACAAACAACTAAATTGGAATGTGTATATGCCATAACACGTTTTTTCCCTGTTATTGTTGGGCAATAGTTATTATGATATTTTTGTATGTGAGCTATAGAACCCATTTCATCACAATGATCACATTTTATTATCGTAGAATTTATATGGTTTAACCTGTCTCTAGACATTTCCCGCATAAAATCTAATTGCCCATAATTCTCTACTCCAAATTTCTCCAAATTTGTAGATTTAATTTTACCTTTAACCTCAGGAGATTGAGAAATATATTCTACTCCATATTTCTCTAAATTTGTAGATTTAATTTTATCTTTAATCTCAGGAGATTGGAAAACACACTCAACATTATATTTTTTCAAACAAGTTGATTTAGTTTTATTTTTAATTTTTTCGGACTGATTTGGGTGATTGACTCTAAAATTTTTTAAACTTGTTTGAACTTTTTTGTCTTTAATTTCAGGAATTTTACTAATATTATCTACACCATATTTAATTAAACATGAGTGTTTTCTAATTTCAGAGATTTTCGTATTATTAGGAGAACATAATGCATTATGGTTATTGTGCATATTTATCCATTCATCAGAATTAGCACAGTTATTTTGAATTAAAAACCAAGTTTCGTATGAATATACTGAATTCCAGCCAAATGGAATAACAATTTCATGTTCCATTATTATATCTAATACAAGAAAAGATTCTAACCCAGTTTCTTTGATTAAACGGTTAATTTCTTTTGAAGAAGTGGTATAACCATTTTCCGACATAAAAGTATTTGCATTAGCATTTCTAAATTTATATCCGGCGTATTTTTTATCGGTTGGTATGTGTTTAATTATATAGAAATATGGTTCGTTAATAGTATAAATATCTGTGCTGGGCATAAGTATTCCTCGTTGTTTACTGTTAGAAATATGTTTAGAGCCAATGGAAGTTCCCGCTTCGCGATTGGCGTTTTTATGTCTAATTTACTAGACACAATTATTTATAAAAATTTTATTCTTCGCGATGGAGGGTTGACGTTTACTATTGGAGGTTTTCCCAACAGAACAAGAAATGAAATTTTTAAAGCATCTGTAAAAAGTGCTTGACTTTTGACCCGAATTAGAGTACAATAACTCTATACCACAACTTGATAGGAATTTTGAAATGAGCGCATTACACCAAAAAGACTCGTATAAAGTAAACCACAAAGATCAGTATGCTGCTGGTACAACTAAAATTTATTCTAACTTTACCGCTCGTTCAGGTAAAAATCAAAATGTGCCAACCGATGGTATTTGTTTTGTTGGTCTACAACATTTTATCTTAGATTATTTGATTGAAGATTGGGATTATTCATTCTTTACTCGATCAATTGATCGCGTGGTTAATTCATATCAACGTCGAGTTTCAAATATCGTTGGTTATAAAGTTAATGTAGATCATATTCGTGCGCTGCATAAATTGGGTTATTTACCAATTGAGATTAAAGCTCTACCAGAAGGTTCTATGGTTCCATATGGCGTTCCAATGTTAACTGTGGTTAATACTAAACCAGAATTTTTCTGGGTAACTAATATGTTAGAATCGGTATTATCAGCTGAATTATGGCAACCAATTACATCAGCCACAACTTATATGGCTTACAAGAAATTGGGTTTGCGTTATGCAGAGCTTACTGGAGCCGATAAAGAGTTTGTTCGGTATCAGTTCCATGATTTTGGTTTTCGCGGTATGGCAGGTCGCCACGCAGCTGCATCGTCTGGTTTTGCTGTATTAGCAGCTGGCGCTTATGGTACAGATAATATCCCAGCAATTGATTTGGCTGAAGATTATTATTTTGCTGATAGCGATACAGAAATTGTTGGCGTTTCGGTTCCTGCTACAGAACACAGTGTTATGTGCAGCGGTACTAAAGAAGATGAATTTGAAACTTATAAGAGATTAATTACCGAAATTTATCCGAGCGGTATGGTATCTATTGTTAGCGATACCTGGGATTTCTGGCAAGTTATTACCGATTATTTGGTGCGACTAAAATCTGATATTATGGCTAGAGATGGTCGTGTTATTATTCGCCCAGATTCTGGTGATCCAGTTGAAATTCTGTGTGGTATTGATATTCCATTTGTGCCAGCAAGATATGTTGCTATTGACTGTTTGGATTCGATTAAAAACTATATGTTAAACGATATAGAATCCGAAATTCGTAATGATACTCCTCATGGTGAACGCGGTGAAGATATTGTAACCAGAATTTATAAAGCTGGCGACAAATATTATAAAGCTAAAGTAGAAATTGAGTGGAATCGTTATGATAAACAATACTATTATATTGATAACAGTAGTGTGCTTGAATTTGAAGAAGTTGAGCTTTCGCCTGAACAAAAAGGTTTAATTGAATGTTTATGGGATATTTTCGGTGGCACTTTAACTGAAAAGGGTTACAAAGTATTAGATACTCATATTGGTGCTATTTACGGTGATTCTATCACATACAAACGTGCTGAGGAAATTTTCCGTAGATTAGAACAAAAAGATTTTGCATCAAGTAATGTTGTGCTGGGTATTGGTTCATTCAGTTTCCAATATGTTACCAGAGATACTCACGGTATGGCCATGAAATCTACCTATGCTGAGATTAATGGTGCAGGTGTAGAAATCTTTAAAGATCCAAAAACTGATAATGGTATTAAGAAATCGGCTAAAGGATTATTAATGGTTACCCAAACAGATGGTGTTTATAAATTAGTTGATCAAGTATCTGTTGATCAAGAACGTCATGGTTGTTTAGAAACTGTATTTAAAGATGGCCAATTAATTAAAACAACAACATTGGCAGAAATTAGAGCTATTACTGACAAGGTTTAATTATGAATAATTTGAATATTACAATTGAAGGAACTTCAGGAACTGGAAAATCTCGAGTTGCTATTTTATTGCATGATTTTTTATTTAACCATGGATTTCATGTTGAATTAAATCTGTTAGACGAAATTTCTGCTGCTCAGGTGGCAGAAATGCGCGAATCTTTACCCTTAGCAATTGATGAGATTAAACAAAAATCTTATATTACTATCACAGAAAAATCAGCTCCTAGAGCACGAGGTTAATTATGATTGAAGTTGAAGTTAAGAATTTATATGTTGATAAAAAAACTTTAAAGCCGATGGCTAGAGTTACGCTTAATCTAGATTTAGACGAAATCCAAGACCAAAAAGCACTGTTGGGTGATTCTTTCAGTAATGTATTTTATGAGGTCTTCAATAAAAGATATGAGTTTTATGAAAAACTCGATCAATTAGTTGAATATGATTTATTTGATATCGTTTTTGAATCTAAAGAAGATTTTGGACTCATTGCTAATTTTATGAAAGAAAATAATGTGTCTAACGAGGATTGGATGAAAGAATATCCGCAAACATTTTTGAATCATGTTTGGACGAATGTTCCTGGAGAACAGCCTAAATGGTTAGGTGTGAGATTGGGTTTTGGAACTGAAGAAGTTAAATTAAAATACTATACATTGTTAAATAAACTTAAAGGTGCATCTAATGACATTTAAAGAATACGTTGATACATTAAATACAATGTTATACGAACGTCCAGGTCTTGGTAACTTAGATGTTGTGTATGCTGCAGATGATGAAGGTAATGGATATCGAAAAGTTCATTATACTCCAACTCTAGGATTTTTTGATCATGGAGAGTTTACTGCTGATTCTTATTTTGAAGAGCATCAAGAAGACTACGGTGAAGAGTTAATCGCTAACGCAATTTGCATTAATTAACATGAATACTCTAAAATTTAACAAAAATAGTTGGCATTATCAATTAGTTCGAGCCGTAAAAGATGAATGGCATATATCGGATAATTTCTGTGGTTATTTCTGGGATGTTATTATTAGCGGTAGTATTTTTCTGCTAATGTTAGCAATGATCACTATGTGTCTATTTATTCTTGTAGTAGCACCGTTGCTATATTTAGCTGTAGGACTACAATATCAATTTTTTGAGCCACCAAAAGAAGTTGCAGTTGGATTAGTTTTTGATGTTGGGTTACTTTTGATTTATGTTTGGTTTTTAGTTTCTGATTGGCTTGCTGACCGCAGAGAACTTAAACGTCAAAAATTTTACGATGAATATGTAAAAAATAACTACAAAAAAGTCGAGAAAAAACCAAGTTTCGTTATTACTGCTTGGCGTACGTTTAAAGATAAAACTTGTTTTAGAATTGAATTTGAGGATTAAATATGAGAACAACGATTGATGAATTAATTGAAGATATTGAGTGCGAAGGATTTGATAATGCTTTGAATTATTATGCTGATTATTCAAAGATTCCTGATCCAAAATTTCAAGAATTGTATAAACAATACAAAGAAAGTCGAGAATCACTTATTGAATATCTACATTTGGGGGTTAGACAGATGTAACTAAAACGGGTGAATATGTAAACACCTTTGGTAACGAATTACAACAAATCCTGGAGACTCTATGAAATTAGAAGATATTGGTATTAACCCTTGTTTATTTTCACAAGCAGAACGTGTACAATATGTGCAAATAGGTAATGGTTGCGAGATTTATATTCCAGTAAAATCTCAACAAGAAGGGCTTGATGCTAAATATAAATTACATCAACTTTTTGGTTCAAAACCTGTAAATGAATAATATCAAACGATTTATCGATGGGCTGTTTATTGGCTCTATTTTAGCCGCAGCATTAATTGTTATTGTTTCAATCGCATATCATTTTGTATTACAATAAAATAAATAGTAGTTTTAACATTAAACTACATGGTTTATGGAAACTTATAACAAAAGAACGTGGTTAAATTCTGAGGATTCTCATTATACAGGAAGTGTATGTTGCCATGATGGAGTTGTCTCTAATAGAGGTAAACCAGCTGAACGATATACATTTTTAGAGTTAGCAGATTGTCATGGAAAATCTCGAATTCACTATGATGCTAATTTAGATATGCCAGCTTTCATAGATAAATTAAAATTATTACGTTCAGAAATTGATGCATTTATCACACACCTAGAACATGAATCTATTTGAATTTCAACAACGCATAAATTATATTGTAGAATCGCAACAATCAAGAAACAGAAACCCTGAAGATATTCGAGTTTGTATTCCAATTAAAACTCCATCAGCAATTGGCGGAACTCCGTGTATTGACGTTGAATCTGTGCATCTAGGTTTTGATTGGGATAATAACAAATTGATGTTGTATCCCACAGAAGATCTAAGCAGATCCGATCACGATTACCTTGCTAATATTCGTAAACAAGCAGAAGAACTTGGTTGGAGTGTGTATGAAATGGGTAATTTAAAACGTGAAATTAAACATTTAAAGAAATTATTAAAGGAAAAAGAAAATGAGTGATATTATCCCGTCTAAGGGTAGAGTGTTGGTTAAACTTGGAGCTTCGTGGTGTGCACCTTGTGCTATGTTATCGAAAATCATCGAGGAACATCCACCAGCAATTAATGTTGTTGAGGTAGATATTGATGAGCATGCAGAGTTGGCACATTCCTATAACATCCGTGGAGTGCCTACGTTGATTATTTTCAACAACGGCAAAGAAGAAAAACGCACCGTTGGTATGTTAAATAAAGAAAAGTTAGAAGAATTTGTAAAATAGTTTAACAAGTGCTTGACTTCTACAGGGGTGTAGAGTAAAATAACTCTATACCCTTTTTTATGGAGTTTGTTATGTCTCGTCTAGGTTTTGCTTGTAAATGGATCGATCGCCCTGATCAAGTTGATGGTATTAAATCAACTGACGATTGCAAGAAATATAATACCGGAACCACCACCGTTGCTTGGCTTAACCGTCAAATCAAATCAACTGCTGAAGCTAAATTATTATCTTTGGTCAAACAAAATATTACAGCCGCCCGCAGATTAGTCGAAAAAGTAGGAACACTTGATGACAAATTAAGGATGGTACGTTTATCCAGCGATATTCTTCCAGTATACACTCATGCTGATTATAGTTATTTTTATCAGCAACCACATGTTAAAGAATTATTACAAACAGGCTTTGACTCTATCGGATCCGTTGCTCGTGCTCGTGGTGTGCGCTTGTCTTTTCATCCTGGTCAATTTTGCGTGTTATCCAGTGATCGTCCAGATGTAGTAGAAAATAGCATATCCGAGTTCGAATACCATGCAGATATGGCTCGCTGGATGGGATACGGTCGTGTGTTTCAGGATATGAAGATCAATGTACATATCTCAGGTAAACTTGGTCCTGCAGGATTTTTGTTGGCATATGACCGACTCAGCGATGTCGCTAAAAATTGTATAACTATTGAAAACGAAGAATATAGTTTTGGGTTAGATGAATGTTTAACTCTTGCGGCATATTGTCCTATTGTTCTAGATTTACACCATTTTTGGATTAAAGAAGAAACATATTTTTCTAAAGAAGATATTAGAATGCAACAAATTATCGATAGTTGGAGAGGAGTTCGTCCTGTTATACACTATTCTTATAGTAGAGACGAACATTTTCCGAAAGATTTTACACACGATAATTTTCCAGATATGGAAAACTTGTTAAATTTAGGATATAAAAAATCTAAGTTACGAGCACATAGTAACGGTTATCCTAACCAAACAGTAAATAAATATGCTTTATCCTTTTTAGATATTGCGGACATTATGTGCGAAGCTAAATTAAAAAATTTAGCTTCGTTCGAATTATTTAATCAGGCCAGATAACTCTCCAACCTTTAATAGTTTTTGCGGATTTATGTAAAATTGCGGAAATATTAGCATTATGTAAATCATATTTATATATTAATTCTAATCTAGTACAGTTTTCAATAATACCAGATTTATGTGAAAATGTATATACAGTTTTGTTTATACTCTTTCCAGGTTTATTTCTACTAATCTGTTTGCGTTTGACATTACCTGTAATTACAGGACATTTATCTCCATGATTTCTTGAAAAATTTGCTATATCAGTTTCTTTTTTACAATGGATACAACACATTTTTATTTGGGAAGGATGTGTTCCAGCTTTTAACCTTGCAGCGTTACTTTTTGATTGAATTGCTCCTCCTAAAAATGGATGCGTTCCTTCTTCCACAAGTTTAGTCGAATTTTTACGGGATTGTTCTCCTCCTAAAAAATGATGAAGGTTTAAGGAAACTAATCTATTTTGGCCTGCTCTTGATAATTCAGATAATTCTTTTGGAGATATTTTCATTTTGTTACCTATTCGGAAACATGCCATATAATCACCTTGTTCTAGATGTATATTATAATGTTCTTTGATTGATATGCATTGTAAATTATCAATATGGTTGTTATTTCTATTTCCGTCTATATGGTGTATTTCATAACTACGTCCATCTTCATCGACAGGTATGTTTCCGTAGTGTTTTATGTAAAATTTTCTATAATTAATTGCCATAATAATTTTTTATCAGTTGTAAAAATTTTATTATTATTTATTTGAGGAGTTCGCTCATGGACTTGATGCTTGTCTTAGTATTTCTGACAGGATTCCTGTCGTTTTGGATATTCACCATCATTTTATTAAAACTGGAGAATACATCTCGCCAGATGACCCGAGGATTGCTCAGGTTATTCAAAGTTGGCGAGGCGTTCGCCCTGTTATTCATTATTCTATTAGCCGAGAAGATACTCTCGCCAATCATTGTCCCCATACTCTACCAGATCTCGCAGCTCTTATAGCCGCAGGTCATACTAAAAGTAAATTGCGTGCGCATTCAGATTTCTACTGGAACACTGCCGTCAACGATTGGGCATTATCGCACCTTAGCTGGGCAGACATAATGGCGGAAAGTAAAGCCAAGAATTTAGCTGTACAGCAATTATCAAAAAAGTGCTTGACTTCTAGCGCACAATAGAGTACAATAACTGTATACTACGGAGAAATTATGTTAAATTTATTGAATCAACTAGCAGCAACATCAGGCACTAACGACAAAATCGCTCTATTAAAATCATATGTTGATGATCCTGTTGTGCGAGCTGTATTTTTATTTGCTTATAATCCCAGAATTAAATATTGGATTAAAAAACGTCCTCCAGTTTCTCCAAATAACGGTATTACCGTAGATTTGATTGGCGCTTTATCCAGCATTAAAGTTAATATTTGTAATAGAGAGCTTACTGGTAATGAAGCTATCGAATATGTATCTATGATACTAGGTAAATTGCCAGTAGATGATCAAGAAGTTTTATATCGTATTATCGAACGCGATTTAAAATGTGGCGTTAGCGCAAAAACTGTAAATAAAATTTGGAAAGATTTAATTCCAGAATATCCAGTTTTATTGTGCGGCAAATTCAATGAGAAAACCGAAAAGAATATTAAATATCCAGCTATTTTTCAATGTAAAATGGATAGTTCTAGAATTAATCTAGAGTTTGATGGTGGAAAATTCGTATCGGCTACAACCAGAAATGGTAATATTCTAGATATCTCATGTTTTGATGATATTGAAATTGCAACTCATGAAAGATGTATTCTAGATGGCGAATTAATGTGGCGCTATCCTGATGGTCGAGTAGCAGAACGCAAAGTATCTAATGGTTATGTAACAAAAGCTGTTCGTGGAACAATTACCTCAGAAGAAGCTAAGGGATTGTATGTTGTTCTCTGGGATTATATTCCTTATGATGATTTTTTAAACGAATATTGTTCAGTTGGTTATGCTACAAGATTTAAATTTGTTGGACTAGCAGTTCCTACAAATCAAACTAAATTACAAATTGTTGAATCTGAGATTGTAAATTCTCGTGAAGAAGTTATGCAAAAATATCAGCGTAATCTAGAACGAGGTGAAGAAGGCGGAATTCTTAAAGCAATGGATGGTGTTTGGGAAGCCAAACGATCTAAATACCAATTAAAATTAAAAGCAGAAGACCCTATGGACCTATTGGTAGTTGGCTTTGAATATGGTACTCCAGGAACTCAATTTGAAGGTATGTTGGGTTCATTAATTTGTGAAACTGCTTGTGGTCGATTGCGAGTAAATGTTGGTTCTGGATTTAAACATAAACGTGGTGAACGAGATAACCCAGAATCTTATGTTGGTAAAATTATCGAGGTAAAATATAATTGTATTATTTCAAGCCGAGATTCAGATATTAAATCTTTATTCCTACCAATTTTTTCTCGCGTTAGGGATGATAAAACTGTTGCTAATACTTTAGAGGATATAGAATGAAAATTATTAAAGGCGATTTATTAGATTTATTTGATGCAGGCGAGTTCGATGTTATCGTTCATGGTTGTAATTGTTTTTGCGCTATGGGTGCAGGGATTGCTCTACAAATTAGGAATAGATATCCAGAAGCGTATTTGTCAGACAAATCAACAGAACAGGGTGATATAACAAAATTGGGTTCATATAGCGCACATACCTATATGGATAAGGGTTTAACAATTGTAAATGCTTATACTCAATACATGCCTGGATATAATGACCTAAAACAAAATTATCAAGCAATCAATGATTCTATGCGATTAATTGCTACGGATTTTAAAGGTAAAAAAATTGGGTTACCATTAATTGGTGCTGGTTTAGCAGGTGGTGACTGGAACATTATTCGAGATATTATTAAAAATAATTTAGAAGGTATGGTTGATTATACAATTGTGGAGTGGCAACGATGAGCGATTTTCCTGAATATGTATGTAAATTAATGGCAGCATCTAATGCTGTATTATTAACAGGTTCAAAATATATTTGCCCATCTCAAGAACACAATGATATTGATATTATGTTATTAGTAGATGACATTGAGCAATTTGAACAACAGCACCAATTAGATAATAAATGCGGCGATAGTTATCCAGATGATGATATGGTATCATTTAGATATGGTGTCTATAATATCTTATTAACAGACGAACCTGGATATTTCCGTAAATGGAAATTAGCCACAGAAATTGCTACCAAATTAAATTTAATCTATAAAGAAGATAGAAAATACTTGTTTCAAGAATTAGTTGATGCTGATTCTATTATTGTTAACATCGAACAACCGGAGAGCATTAAAGATGCTAGACTTAATAAAAGAGCTACACTCTGATGTTAGATTTTCTAACGATCTTGCAATCGCATGTGGCGGCAACCATAAATTCATTTTCATGGGTTTACGAGGAGAAACTATTACTGGGTTAATTAGAATTAACTTAAAAGATAAATTTACATTAATGCCCGTACACTGGGATAGATACGGGTTGCCGATTGATATTCAAAAATATCCGTCTAAATATTATATTAGATTAGTTGTCAGGCAATAACATGAAATCAAATTATATTAATCCAAAATTAAAACGAGTTTATGCTAGATATAAAACTCTACAAACATTAAAACAAACAGGTAAGATTACTGCTGACCAACAAGAAGAATTGATTAGGCTCAGTAAAGCTTTAATAGATAATTTAATTCAAGATAATGTTAAAATGAAAAAACAAAATCTAATGGATACTGCTAATTTAAACAGATCCAATGAATGAATATCGTTTCGAATACCTAAAACATTTGGCTGATCAAGATAAATTAACGGATGCACAACGAAAAGAGTACGTTGCACTGTTAAAACAGAAAAAAGTGCTTGACTCCCAGGAAAATTTATAGTACAATAGTATTTTAATTAGTGAGGTGATATGTGTTAATTTTTGACGTAGAAACCATGGGTGTTGAATCTACAACTGTTATTTTATCTGCAGCTATTGTTTATATCGATATCACAAAACCAAATACCTGGGAATCATTATATTCTGATGCACTGTTTGTAAAATTTTCAGTAAAAGATCAAATTGAAAATTATGCTCGAACCGTTGATAAAGATACAATTGCGTGGTGGAATAAACAATGTGATCTTGTAAAGCAACAAAGTTTCTTTCCTAGGAAAGACGATCTTCCAGCTAAACACGGAATTGAAATTCTGCGAAATTATATTAATCAACATTGCGATCCAGAGAATACATTAATTTTCACTAGAGGTAGTCTTGATCAAATGTCTATCGATAGTTTGTGCAAAGCTGTTGGTGTTGATTTATTAGTACGATACAGCAATTATCGTGATATGCGAACTTATGTGGATTTAGTTGCTACAAATCCAAAACGTGGATATTGTGATATTGATGCTAGTAAATATCCAGGAATTTGGGATAGAAATGTTGTAATAAAACACAATCCAGTTGATGACATTGTACTAGATGCACTACAACTGTTATATCCAGAATAAATAAATTTAATACATTTACCCTCGGGCATCGCGAGAACGGGACGTATGATATAACCGGAAATATCCCTGTCTATTAGATAAAGTGACAATGCCGTTATATTGACGTTTCTGTTGGGTGGCAGATTGGTACGACTCACTCTTTCTGTTAAATGTATTGCTCTTTTTAAAATCACACTAGGTGTTCAGGTTCGATAAGGTGAGATAATATCAAAGAACTCGGTTTGAGTCCGTTATGTCCTTATGCAGTGTGATTTTAAAGTATTCGTTGAAGGTGTTATAATAGTTTTGGCGGACGGGGATAGCATTATTCCCCCACCTCCACCAGAAACATACTTTTGCCGCAGCTAAGTAGTGACGACGGTCACATAAACGAACTGGAATGAAAAAATTCTGCCGGACCAGTTTAAGTGTGTTTCTGATGGGGGTGAACAGATTCGACGTTGAGATCAAAGAACACTGGAGAATCGAGAGATGACTGACGTAATCAGCATAAAATAAGTAAATGGCGAAGCTAAAAACGACGCTTTCTATAATTCTACTGCTCTAGCGGCTTAAAATTATAGTTGGGTTTTTGCGGTTTTCCTCGAAACAGAATAAACCGTTTTCTTACATTTATAATTCATTAGGTGATCATGAAACATATAGAAACATTATTAAAAATCGTATTTTTTCCTATCGTATTTGTTCTATTATTCATATTTGCCGCTCAGATTAATGAGCAATTAGTTGCGGCATTTAAAGCAGCGCATCCAAAACCACAACCAGAATTTGTTCAACCAGAACAAAAACCGGAATTAACTATTCCAAAATTAATCCCATCAACAGCAATATAAGTATTGTTTTAACTAAAAGAGGAAACTTATGCAAGTATTAAATGATTATGTCATCGTAAAGAAACAAAAAGATGAGTATCAAGGTCTTATTCAAGGAGTTGAGAGTGATGATGCAACTAAAGCCAAAGTCTTAGGATTTGGCGGGTGGGTTGAAGATTTAAAATTGGAAGATACAATCATGATTGATTGGAATGAAGCTAAGAAAATTAAAAATGATTTGTATGTAATTAAATCAGAGCATATTATTGCAATCTACGGCGAAGATGATTAAAAAATACAAAAAACGACCAGTTGTAATTGAAGCTGTTGTATTTGAATATACATCAGAATGTTTGTTATTTTTGAAAAACTGGCTTGGTGATGCTTATCATGATGCAGGAAGATACGATACTGTGGAAAATGATGCTTGGTTAGAAATCAAAACTCTAGAAGACAGAAGTGATTCGTATCATATTGCATCTGAAGGTGATTATATTATTCGTGGTGTCCAAGGAGAATTCTATGCAGTGAAGCCAGATATCTTTGAGGAAACTTATCAACAAGTAATCAGTCCTATCGTCGAACGAGATATGGATTCAGATAACAACAATGGATGTTAATATAGATTTACACAATTATATTTACACAATAAAAGGAAACTAAAATGGCAAAAGAAGTAAAATTTGGTAACGATGCTCGTGTATTAATGGCACAGGGTGTGAATGTTTTAGCAGACGCAGTTAAAACTACATTGGGTCCAAAAGGTCGTAATGTTGTATTAGAAAATGCATTTGGTGCTCCAACCATTACAAAAGATGGTGTATCAGTTGCTAAAGAAATTGAATTAGCAGACCGTTTCCAGAATATGGGTGCGCAAATGGTTAAACAGGTTGCAGCTAAAACAAATGATGTGGCTGGAGATGGAACCACAACTGCAACAGTATTAGCTCAGGCTATTGTAAATGAAGGTTTAAAATCAGTAGCAGCTGGCTTTAACCCAATGGACTTAAAACGTGGTATTGATTTAGCAGTAGCGGTTGCAATTGAAGCGATTCAGGCTAATTCTATTCCATGTACAGACAGTAATTCTATTGCTCAGGTCGGTACAATTTCAGCTAACTCAGATTCTGCAGTTGGTGATATTATTGCTGAGGCAATGGACAAAGTTGGTATTGAAGGTGTCATCACTGTTGAAGATGGTACTGGATTCCAAAATGAATTAGAAATTGTAGAAGGTATGCAATTTGATCGCGGTTATCTATCACCGTATTTTGCTAACAAACAAAATACAATGACTGCCGAATTAGATGATCCATATATTCTATTAACGGATAAAAGAATTTCGAACATCCGCGAATTATTACCAGTTCTTGAAGCAGTAGCAAAATCGGGTCGTGGTATTTTAATCGTAGCTGATGATATTGAAAGCGAAGCTCTTGGTGTATTGGTTGTTAATACAATTCGTGGTGTATGTAAAACCGTAGCAATTAAAGCTCCTGGTTTTGGTGATCGTAAACGAGCTATCCTAGAAGATATCGCAGTGTTAACTGGCGCTACAGTTATTTCTGATGATGTTAGTTTGACTCTAGATAAAACTACAGTCACGCATTTAGGTACTGCAAAACGAGTAACAGTAACCAAAGATAGCACTACAATTATCGATGGTGCTGGCGAAGAATCAGCTATTGCTGTTCGCGTTGATCAAATCAGAGCTCAAATTGATGAATCAACCAGCGATTTTGATCGCGAAAAATTACAAGAACGTCTAGCTAAAATCGCTGGTGGCGTGGCTGTAATTCGTGTTGGTGCTGCTACTGAATTGGAAATGAAAGAGAAAAAAGACCGATTCGATGATGCATTAAATGCAACCAGAGCAGCTGTTAAGGACGGTATTGTGGCTGGTGGCGGTACTGCCTTAATCAAAGCATTATCCGCTCTTGAGCAACTCGAAGGAGCTAATGCAGACCAAAATGTGGGTATTTCTATCTTGCGTAGAGCAATGGAAGAACCGCTACGTCAAATCGTGACTAATGCTGGCGCTGAAGCTTCGGTTGTATTAAATCAGGTTAAATCTGGCTCAGACAATTATGGTTATAATGCAGCCACTGGCGAATATGGTAATATGTTTGAATTAGGTATTATCGACCCGTCTTTAGTTACTAAAACTGCACTATTAAATGCAAGTTCTGTTGCAGGATTATTATTAACCACGGAAGCAATGGTTGGTATTATTCCAGAAGAAAATGATGGCGGAGTACCAAACTTTGGTCCAGGTATGATGTAAAAGATAAAGGGAGCTTCGGCTCCCTTTTTTCATTTGGAAGTTGCGTGATATGTACCAGTCCAGTTATCTGGACATTCTCCAGAAATACGTTCTAACATTAATTCATAATAATGTTGAAGATCTCCTGGTTGTTCGGATAAATGTTTACAAATAATTGCAGCAGATTTCCAATCCCCAGCATAATATGCTTCTAGATATAATTGATGTTCTGGTGGTGGATTTGCTACTGTATACATTTTAACTCCAATGGATTTACCTTTTACTGCGATACAATCTAACTCGGTTAATGGAAAATCATCCTTAACTAATTCAGCAGTTTTAGGTCCAACGATCAATAAAACTCCATAGCCTTTTGTTTGACCTTCTAATCTAGCTGTTAGTGAAACAGTATCACCTAAAACATCATATCCAAATCTGGTCTTAGATCCAATATTTCCAATTAAAGTTTCGCCTGTATTAACACCAACACCCATACCTACTGGCGGACGACCTGCTGTTTGTAATTCAATGTTGAATTGGCGCACAGCCTCAATCATTTCTAATCCAGTTTGTACTGCTATTTTAGCGTGATGTGGATCGTCTAATGGTGCTCCATGAACATGTAAACTAGCATCACCAATAAATTTGATAATACAACCTTCATTCTTTAATACTGGCTCAGAAATCGCAGTCATATAATCATTCATAATTTGAGTTAATCCTTCAACATCATCACCAAAGGACTCACCAAGCGTCGTAAATCCGCGAAGGTCTGTCATGACCACAGATAATTCTTTACGCTCACCACCCAATTTAATTAATTCAGGATTTTTCTGCAATCTCTCAACCATAATCGGAGAAAGATATCCACCAAATTGTCGTTTAATTTGAAGTTTGGCATTTAATTCAGTAACAAATTTGCAAGTGAAACTATGAGCATAAACCAGAAAAATGCCCAGAACAGGAATCGTAGCGTCCAAAAGGTAATGATAATTGTTAAAAATATAACTAACACCAAAATGTATAGAGGTAATAGCTGTAATAACAGGAATAAATCCATATTTCCACCGCACTAATAATATAGAAACAATACTCAATAATAATGTTGATAATAATTCAACAACGGTTGCCCAATCTGGTCTAGAAATATTAGTACCCTTTAAAATTGTATCTAATACCGTAGATTGAAGTTGATGCGGATAGACGTTCCCTCTAGCTGTTGCGACAGGATTATTGAGTCCTCGTCCAGTAAGCCCGACAATAACAATTCCACCATCAAAACTATCGGGTAATCTATTGAAGGAATATTCCATCGGTATGTTCGACCAATCGATCCAGATTCTTCCAAATTCATCAGTATCAATTTTTCCAAACTGAGGGATTCTAACTGCTTCGATCCCTGATTCATTAGACTTAATTTGAAAGCTAGGGTCTCCAGCTGCAACTCTAAGCGTTTCCATCGAGATGGACGGGTAGAGAGTATCTGTGGCTGATACAACCATGGGTATTCTTCTGGTGACTCCATCAATTTCTGGGAGGGTATTAACGACTCCAATGCCTGCTGCACCCTGATATTCTGGGATGTTAGATTGTATTCCCTTGTACTGTGGCGCCCAATGTCTGGCAGATTCACCGATTTCGGATACGCCAATTTTAGGGGCAACACTAGCAGTAGAATCATTAACCCCAACTTCAGGTAAGATAACTGGATAGGTGTCAATAATTTTTTTGAGTTCATTGTCTTTTCCAAATCTATCAGATTCTGGCATGAATATGTTAAAAACAACTAATCCAGCTTGATGGTCAAATAATGTCTGGATTATCTCAGCATACTTGTCGCGCGGAAATGGGAATTGACCATAGCGTTTAATCGTTTCATCATCAATATTAACAACACGAATTTGTTCAGAAGGTTTAACTTGCTGACTTGTTATAATTGTGTCGAAATATCGAAGTCGAATCGATTCTATGAAACTAGGGTCAGCAACCCGTAGCACTATTACTAATGCTAGAGTTACCAACGAAAACCATGGACTTAACAGTGCTTTTTTAATTCCATTCATCTAATTTACCGACCACAGATTCAAGCGGTTTTAAATCAGCTGGGATTGCTGGAGAAAAATCAATACCCGTTTTTGATTCAATATCAGCAACTGATACTGTATATTTTGGTAATTCTTTTGGGTCAATTTTTCCTTCATTTGGGATTAAAAATGCAATTACTCGACTAGCGCTTGGTTGAACTACAATTTTATACATGCTAGAAGGAACACCAACACCATTACCGATTGTTTTATATCCATCCTGATAAATTGTTCCAGTAATCACATAAATTTCAGCTTTTTTAGCAGAATCACGTACTTTCTCTTCCAGAATACGCCATGCGCCCCTATTTATTGCAGGAGCTTGCGGCATCATATTGCTTAAGAAAAACGATTCAGACATTAATTTAACATCAGCAACATGGTCTGCAGCTGGAGAAATATGTCCTCTATCATAACCTGCGCCTGTATAATCTTTTAATGTTACACGATATTGAATCGGAACTTCAGTATCTTCGCGGAAATCGTCTTTTCTAGCAGCTGATTTTACAGAGATACCTTCAGGTGTGATATGTTCTGTTACAAAATATGCAACTTTTGTTTTATAATTTAAATTGATAGCATAACCAGATTTACAGATATATTGATTATCACCTTCAACAGCAATTTGAGGCGCACCCCAGATTACTGTATGACCACACTTATCGTCAATTGGATTCGCAAATACAGCAGTAGAAAATGCTAAACATAGTGCTAAAACAAGTTTTTTCATGATTACCTCACGTTATATTTAAAACAACTATTTATCACCTTAGACAAGAAAACCTTATTCCTTTAGGTTTAAGGATAAATTGTCGTTAAAATTTAACCTTGATTTTCTATATATTTTTTAATGGTATCTGTTGAAGCATCACCAACAGTACAACAAAAATACCCTGTTGACCACAAATAATTTTTGTGCCAATAATATTTTCGTAAATCGGCTGGATACTCGTTCCACAAATAATATGTAGTATATTGTTTGATAAGTCTAACTATTAATGATACAGATTGCAATGGTTTTAATTTGACCATGATATGTATATGGTTCATATCATCCCCTTTGATAGCAATTATTTCACAATGTAATTCTTCTAATTTAGATTTAACAATCTCTATGATATATCCCATCATAGTTTCTGTTAATATTTGTTTACGGTATTTTGTTACTATCACTATATGATAATTTAAGTTGGTTTTATTTGCCATTATCTGTAATCTCAAAAATTTGTTTTACTAAATAATAGTATATATCAACAAATTTAGTAAAACATGTTCATTAGACAAAACTATAGAATCTACCCAAATAAAGATCAAACCGTTGTATTAAATCAATGGTTAGGTCAAGCTCGCTTTATTTGGAACTATATGTTAGCTAAAAACATAGAAAAATATCAATTAGAACAAAAATTTATTTTTAAATTTGATATGAATAATTTATTACCAGATTTAAAAGCTATAGATGATTATTCTTGGTTAAAAGAAATCCCATCACAATGTTTACAACAAAAATGTCAAGATTTAGATACTGCATTAAAATCTAGTTTTAAATCTAAAACCAATAAAAAAGGATTTCCTAAATTTAAATCCAGAAAAACCGATGAATCTGGAATTAGATTCCCTAATTTTAAATTTGAAGGGAATAGAATTATTTTACCTAAAATGAAGCAAGGAATTAAAATTAAACTTCATCGAGAATTATTAGGTAAAAAAGGTGCTATAACCGTATTTAAAGATAAAATAGGTAATTTTTATGTTTCGATACTTGTTGAATTAGATGATAATTTTTACCCGTCATTAGTCACTAAAATTAATTCTGGTGTTGGTATCGATGTTGGGCTAAAAGAATTTGCCATAACATCAGATGCAGAAATAATATCTAATCCTAGATTTTACCGTAAAGCAGAAAAACAACTTAAAAAATTACAACGTCAACATTCTAAAAAACAAAAAAGTTCTAACAATAAAAATAAAGCTAGAATAAGATTAGCTAAAAAATATAAACAAGTAACAAATAAACGAACCGACTTTATTAAAAAAACCGCTAATTCGATAGTCAAGAATAACGATTTAATAGTAGTCGAAACTTTAAATATCCAAGGAATGATGAAAAATCATAAACTTGCTAAATCAATTGCTGATGTGAGCTGGTATCAATTCCAACAAGAATTACAATGGCAATGTAAAAAACAAGGAAAATGGTTTACAAAAATCAATCAATGGATACCTTCTAGTAAAACTTGTAATTGCTGTGGTCATATAAAATCCGATTTAACATTATCTGATAGAATCTATAACTGTGATAATTGTGGATTATCAATTGATCGCGATCTAAATGCAGCAATTAACATATACAAAGAAGGTTTAAATAAATTAAATACCGTAGGAACTACGGAAATTAACGCCTGAGGAAATATGATCTAGGATACTAGATCAGCCCAGGAAGCCCGTTCCTTTTATAGGGGCGAGTAGTTCACTTTTGAATAATAGTAATTTTTGTTGCAACACCCATATTAATTCTTTGATTTAATGGAACACCTTCTTGATTTAAATTTAATGTTGCATCTGAATTTTTATCAATTTTTAATTCAAATTGGTGTTTTGATGATTTGTTTAATACTAATTGTTCAATAGAATTAATATAATATTTTAAATTACTAGCATCATTATATCCAGGCAACATTACCCCAACAGCTAATAAATCGCTGCCGACTTGATTAGTAGCGTTCAACATATCTTCCATTAAAGCAACCTCAAGATAATTTTTATCTAATTCGCTACTTAAATCTAAAACATTTAAATCTAATTGTTTGTATGATAAAAAATCTTGATCAAGAAAATTAATATCTAAATCAGTTTTTATTTGTTCTACTTTTGTTGAATTATCTGTAGATTTTACAGGAGGGGATACAATTAATGTATTATCTATATTAGCTGCATCGATTGATATGATAACAGGTTTTGTTGGAGCAGAATTTTTATCTGATACAACTGTTGTTTGGAATGCTTGGTTCATTAAAACAAACCCTGCATCAGTAGAAACTTCAATAGCACCTGTAACACAACCAGTAATATCACAACTGGGTAATAATATAATGGTACTTTTACCTAATTCATCAACAGTCCCGCTAAAATCTGTACCTCGTACAGAAATTGTCGAAGTTGGCGTATTAATGGATACTGTTTGAGGGTTGTGTTTAGCTATTTGACCCGAAGTATATCGAACAGTTCCTAAAGCAAATTTTAAAGCAAGTTTTCCGGTAGTTTTTTTGGCGTCGTATACAAAATCATCAATAACAAGTTTACTTTGTTCAGTTATATTAACTTTTGTATTATCTTCAAAAATGATACCGAGTTTTGCTTTCGCAGTAACTACGGTATCCATAGTTTCAATATCAGAATTAATAGCACTTGGAGAGGATTGTTTATTTCTCTGAATTTCTGCTGGACCGCTTTGTTCAGATATTCGACCAATCCCAGCAAAACTATTGATTGGATTGATTAACAGTAATATTATTGTTAGAACCAGTACTTTCAATTTTTATACTCTTATCCAAAGTTCCGCTTTGAGTTAAATCAATTGTATTACTGTTACCAGTTAAAGTTAAATCAGCAGATACAATACCAGAACTTGTACTTGTATGAGTAATAGCATTACTATCACCAGTTACAGTCATTTTACTATTAGTTGTAGCACCAATTGTAGTATCAATAGTATTATTATCACCCGATATAGTATGATTGATTGTAGTATTGTTACATGTCACAGCAGTTTTGACTCCACAATTAATTGTTTCTTTATTGTCATTACCTGTTGTACTTAATGTAACAGTTGTATTATCACCATTTACGATCAAATCTAATTCATTTCTAGAACCAATTTGTTCAATAATCGATATATCACTACTTCCACCAAAAAATGAAGGATTAAGAGCTGTCCCAATACGATTATCAACACCCTGTTGTGTTAATGTAATATCAGATAAACTCCCAACCTGTTCAATAAAAATATCATTAGCAAATGTAGTAGTAGCAAAGAGCATAACAAACATAATCAAATATGTTTGTAAGATTTTCATCTATTTTTCCTTTTTAAATTTCCAAAGACCTCGTTTTTCCCCTTCAATTATCATAGAATAAACACTGTCTTCAATAGCAACTCTAACACCTTCAGTAATAGGTTCATTGACGCTATTTCCAACTTCTGCTTCTAGAGCAGTTACATTACCAGTTCCAATAAACATCATAACACCAGCATCACTAGCAAAACTATAAATCGTTTTAGTTGTTGCCACTGATACTAATACTTCCCCAGATGAAACAGAAATTAATCTCATCGAGATAGTAATTTGATCAACTCTATATTCTTGGGTGAATCCAAGTTTAAATAACCTTAACCCTATTCCACCCGTACGAATATCAGAATCATATCCACTAATGCTACCTGTTACCATTAATCCGCTAACCAATAACGGTGGTAATGGTTTAGATTCTTTCCCTTCGTAAACATCACGTTGATTACGAATTAATTGTCGTTCTTTAACTAAATTATCTAAACCAACTCGTTCAACAACCTTAAACCAATTTTTTGAATCTTGTAATGCTTTGATAACAAACGATTCTGCTCCCTGTGGAACAGCTGTTGATAATTGAGCTAATTTGTCTGATGGTTTACGTTGCCCTGTTTTATCGGCAAAATCGTAAATAGAAATCGGGATTGCGGGTCCTTCCAATTCAGGTAATTTATTGCTTAATGTAGTTCTTGGTACGATAGGAACAGGATCTTCTCTCATAATATCCAAAGCAATTTGAGAACAACCTGTAAGCAATAATATGGATAAAATAATATATTTCATATTAAAACCCAAACTGACCAATAGGAACTATAATATCAGTGGTGTTACCATTAGATTCTGTAATTGTTAACGATACATCAGTTGCACCTTTAACCCAATTAATAGATGTTCCCTGAAAATCCATTGTACCTGATGTTGCTCCACTATCAGTAAACATTTGATCAGCTAATTGTTTGGATAATTGAGCGTAAATCCTGGACTCAACATTAACTAAAAATTTAGATAAATTGCTATTTTTAGCATCAGCTGCAGCTTTGGCTATAACAGCTGATGCATCATCTTTGATTTTTTGTTTACGAGCGGATTCTATTTGTTCTAGAGTTATTACTTGAGTTGACCAACCATTTCCTGAAAATGATGGATTATTGAATTCATAAACTAGATTAGAGGCGTTAACATCAATTGAAAAACACATAATAAAAAACAACTTTAATAGGTGTTTTCTCATATAATTATCCTGATCTTGGACGTTTTGGTTTTGGTGGTTCTTCTTGATCTTGTTGTAATAAAGCCTTTTCACGAATTTGAAGAACTGTATTTAATTTAGCAGTTAATCTCAAAAGATCGTTATCACAAAGACGTATTCTATCAATAAGAGCAATTAACTCTTTATTAGCTTCACCTAAAACTGGGTTAATCTCATTGATTGTAAAATCCCAAACGTAACGAACCATTCTGAGCATAAAAAATGATGAAACTGTCGGAAAACCGTATTTTGAGATTAACTCGCCTATTTCTGTAATGTCCATATTATGTCCATATTATGTTTTTAATTTACAATTATTAAAATGCCATCGCATCATAATTGGTTTATTGCCAATTTTATTACAATATGGACAAGTAACTTGTATATTAACATGAAATTCCACGCCATATTTTTCTAAATTAGTTTTTTTAAATGTATTAAATATTCGTTCTTTTATTTCTGGATCTTTTGATGGATGGTCTACTCCATATACTTCCAAACAAGTCTGTTTCGATTTTTCTTTTATTATCGGCGATTGCAACCCATATTCATAACCATATCTTTCTAAATTAGTTAATTTAGTATTTTCTTTTATTACGTCAGATTGTAAGGGAAATTCTACACCATATTTTTTTATATTGGTGGCTTTCATTCTATTTAAAATTTCTTCATTTTTTGCAGGAGAATCTACTCCATAATTATCTAATAAAGTTTGTTTAGACTTTTCCCGTATTTCTGGAGCTTGTAAACAATATTCGTAACCATATTTTTCTAAACATGTTGTTTTAGATTTGTCATAAAATTCTGCGGTTCCAAATACCATTCCCTCATTATTATGTTTATTATACCAATCAGGCGAAGTTGCACAATTATATTCGTTTAAAAACCATGTTTCATATTGATATACAGATTGTACGCTAAACGGAATTATAAGTTCATCTAAAGTTATAATTTCTATTATTTCAAATACATCAACGCCTTCCCGTTCTATTATAGAATTAATTATTATAGATGATGTAGTATATCCGCCTTTTTGCATAAATTCTGATGGGTGACAACCTTTTGCCCATCTAGATCCAGCATATTGTTTACCCGTTTCTTTATGTCGGATAATATAAAAATATGGCATATAAATATTTTTGCTGAGCATTATTGTTCTCCTTGAACGATTGTAAGAATGTTTAGAATAGGTGGAGCCTCGGAACTCGCGACCTATACTTTATTTATAAAACCCTAATCTCTGCGAGCGTCTCGTTGCCCATCTGATCTTGAAATCCGTTCTAGATCTGGACGTAATCCTAAAACAGCAGATATAGTAACGTCAATTTTAATTAATTCGTTAGAAGTATTTTTAACTCTATTTTCCAGCGCCATAACGATTGATGCCAATGTTCTAACTGATGTAATAACATCACCTAAAACAAATTTTAACGCTGTGAAAATAAAACTTCCTAGTGCACTACTAGCAATAATAGGAATAATAACATCAGAAAAAAACCCAATATATGCTTGATTCATATTAATCCTTATTCATTTCTGCGGCAACTTCATGGTGTACCTTTTTAGGTAACGGATCAACCATTAAAGATTTTGACACTAATTTATCTAAATCTAGTACATCAACATTCATTTGACGCACGCGACCATCCATTGAGCGTAGTAATCCTGTTAATTTTTTAATTGTTTTAACAACACTACCTAAAACCAATTCAATTGCCTGCATTAAAAACCAACCACAAACAACAGCAATGGCTATTGGTGCACCACACTGTTCTACAAGATCAAAAAAATTAGGGATACCGATATCCATGGATTATCCTAACAATTTCTTAGCTGCATTATAATGATGTTGACGGTCGGTCAATCCTGTTGTTCCACCATTAATCGCCTTAGTTAATCCAACAAAATCTTTTTTATCAACAAATCTCTCATTTAATCTATTTTCTTTCCAGAAAAATGCGCCACTAGCAATAGCACCTTCTAAAGTTTCACAATAAGCAACAGTTTCGTCTAGAGATTTCCCACAAGATTTAGAGAATTTTGTATAATTATCTTTTCCAGTTAACTGAATCGCACCGCGACCACGATATTTCCAACCCTCTCCGCTGGCTTCAGAACCATTTCCCATACGATCACAATAGACTTTATTAGCGATTTTTTCTGGATTGCGATTATAAGCACCTGCGGTTGCCGCAGTAAACCGTTTTGGCCAAACTTTACATAAACCTTCAGCTGAATAATTTAAGTTTTCAATAAAAACTGTAAACCCAGCACTTTCGTGTCCGCATTGTGCCAAGAAACACGCAACTCTTTCAGTTCCTGTAATATCATATTTTGGGAGAACAACATTTAATGCATCAGTTAATCCACTAGGATCTTTATGTTTAGGGAATAATGATTTAACTGTACCCAATGACACAACACCAGCAGAAACTTGTTTAGGTTTTTCTGCTGCAGGAGGCGTTGCAATACCGTCTGGAAAATCTTTCTTGGCTTTTTGTGTAGCTGGTCCATCAAGACCATCAGCAGTGATTTTTGCACCGCGAGCAATTAATTTTTTCTGTAACTCAAAAATTTTCGGATCGCCTTTTGGTGACATTTTTGGTTCAGTAACTGATGGAACTACAACATCAGAGAATGATTTAGAAACTTCTTCAAGTTTTTCGTCCAATAACCCTTTTAACATATCTAGCATAACGCACCTCTTTTAACAAATTGCTTTTTCTATATTTAGGTTTAACAGGTTTTTTAACCGAATCGTAAAAAAGTGCTTGCTTTTTTACCGCAAAAACGGTATAATGTAGTTGTACCTTAACTTAACTTGGAAAACTTTATGCAAAAAATCAAACACTATTTCGAAAGCCGTAAAATTTTTAAAGAAATTAAAGAAGCAAATAACTATCATGTTATTAAACCGTTTTTACACGGTTCGCAATTAGAATATCGTAGATTTGGTAATTATGTATTTTTAAAAGATTCTAAAGAAAACCAAGATGCGCTAGCAAAAAGAAATTTCTCGGATTTTAAAGAAAGCGTACAGAAATACGTTAATTGGGAATTAAATGATGATGTGTTGGATTTTGGTACATCAATTTTATACAATAAAAAGTATAATATTATGTTAGTTATGGTTCCAGAAAAAACATGGAATACGCTAAATACATCAGTAACTATTGCAGAAAAAACTTCTACAGGTATTGAAGTGCAAAGAGATATTTTAATTAACGCTTATACAACATTAAATGCATGAAACGACTGATACTTATCTTACTATTATTAGGATTAACAGGCTGCGCTGGACATTATGTTACAGGCTACCCTGTTAATTATTATCCCGAACCTGTCTATCATCACAGATATTATTCAGCACCTGCTTACGTTTATCCGCATAGACATTACCGCCATCATTAAAAATTATCCATCATCCAAATAGATGATTGAGGTAACGCTTCAATCATCTTTTCTTTTGTAAATAAGTTATTCGCAGTACAATAATCATCAAATTTAACGTACTGATTATAATCTTCTATTTCAAATATCGATTCTAAAAAATCACAACGCTGTTCAAATGTTGTTGCTTGATTACTCATCGCATATCTCCGTTTTAGAACTATTTAGCAAACTAAATAATTTAATGGAACAGGTAGTTCACAATGTTAGATAAGAAAATTTTATTCCTTTAAAAGAATGAATTGTCTTTTATAAATAGTTTAAATAACTAATTTTTAATACTTAGAGGCATGAATTAATGATTACCGAACTATCGCGAACACTTAATGGCACTTATTATTATGCCAATTCATCAATTATATTTGATTCTAATCCATATTTATTGACTAATAACAATTTAATTTTGTATTTTACAGATAATGATGCTAGATATGCAGCAAAAGTAACATCAGTATCAGGAAATACAGCCGTTACAGATTTCGCTAATCCGCAATATAATAACGCTCATGTAACAGCTAAAACACCAAATTATGGCGCAGGACTAACTGGTCCGCAAGAAGCATTTACATTTAAATTTATGAATCCGCCAAGCGCTATTATTCAAGCCAGTTCAACAGGCGGAACTAGCTCAATATCTTTAGAAGTATCAACCGATCAATCTCATTGGATTTCATTATCTACGTTGTCAATTACGGTTGCAAACTCAAATACAGCATTTACAACAGTAACAAATCCATGGCCATACGGTAGAATAAATATATCTAGTATTGGTGCAGGTAATTCTATTACCGTTAATAAAGCAATTTAAATTAAATAAGGAGTTATACATGAGCGCAATGAGCGACTATCTAGAAAATAAAATTATTGATCACATCTTAAGAGGAACGCCATATACAGCACCGTCAGGTAATGTATGCATAGCGTTGATGACTACAACCCCTAGCGATACTGGTGGTGGCACCGAAGTGTCTGGTGGTAATTATGCTAGAGCAAATGTTGCAGCATCATTAGCAGGTTGGACTGGTACTCAAGGTGGTCCAGGCGCAGTAAGTTCAGGAACTTCAGGTTTTGCTAATAATGCCTCAACTATTACGTTTAATACTCCAACAGCTAACTGGGGTGTTGTTAATGGATTTGGTATGTTTGACGCATTCACAGGAGGCAATTTATTGTTCTATGGAGCATTAACTATCCCAAAAACTATCAATAATGGCGACGCTGCTCCATCTTTTGCAGCAAACACATTATGTATTCAAATTGATAATTAATATTATTTCTATGGAAATAAAAAAGGGGCGAAAGCCCCTTTTATACATTATTCAATCTCGAAAAATAATTTAGCTTCTTCAATGGTATCGAACCAATACCATCCATTGTCTGGATATTCATAACTATCTTTTTCTTCAGAGAATAAGAAATATTCACCTATAACACTATTAGCTTCTTGTAATTCTTCATCTTCTAATTTATAAAACATATTTTTTCCTTTACATTGATATTGTTGTAAAACCTTTACATACTGCTAATTGTCTATTAACTAATGAACTACTCAGAGTATTTGTAGCACTTGCACTAGCTGGACTTGATAATGTAATACTTACATTAGGATTAATGGCAGTAATAAATGTCTGATAATACATTGTCCCTGTTCCATCAGTTGTCAATGGCAATGCAGCACCACCTGAAGTAGCTGATACTTGAAAATTAGTAGTAGCATTTACAACAGTTATTTTGGTGGTATTCGTCTTCTAGGATACACAACCCCTGAATCCGGTCTTAACTTATAATTTACTTTTGGAAAAGCTACTCCGTTTTTGGGTCTTTCTGGATAGGCATACAAATACTTGTTATTACCCAATATTTCATTCCCAAATGGATCTACTGAGTTAAGTTTATTTGTTCCTGCATGATATGTTAAATATTGTTTCATTTCTGCCGGACTCATATCGGGATACATTTCTAATACACAAGCAATTACCCCCGCAACAATCGGAGCAGCTTTGGATGTACCAGATGCTATTTGTTTATAATAAGAAGGATTCCTAGGATCAGTAATCCCATTAGTGGCATGATCGTAATCTAATGCTGATGTAATTATGTAACCACCTGGTGCATAAATATCAACTCTAGGTCCTGTATTACTAAAATCCGATTTATATTCAGAATTAGATTCAGGGAAGCCACCCCAAACACCCTGTGAAATAGAACCAACTGTTATCACCCCTACAGCAGAACCGTGAGATCCTCTCATATAATACGTTTTTGTTGGTGTACCATTTACAGGTGTATAAAAATAATTATCATAATCAACCCCTCCAACTACATCAATGTATTGAGAATCATTTCCGGCGCTTCCCACAACTATTATTCCATCTGCTACTGCTTGTTCTATGTCCGACATAAGTGCATCGACACCAACCTGAATAGAAAATACGGATACATACTCAGATTGAAAGTTTATCCCAGCAGAAGTCAATTGAGCATTAGTCAAAGGAGAACCACCATTAGTTATAATAGTTCCTCTATAATTTATCTCTGTAACAGGGTGATTAGTATTGTTATACGGGCTATAACCAACACTCCCATATGATAAAGTTGCCACAGTTGGGTTTTTTCTGCCGGTATTAACATTTATTGATTTATTCAAATGGAATGCCCGTATATAATCGTATAGTAAATAGTCGAAATTATAAACCTCTCCTCCAACAATGATTTGACCTCCAGGTTCAATATTATATATATTAGCATCTCTAGCAAATCCATTGGTATTACCGCAAGAAACGCCTGCGTTACCGCATCCATGATTTTCCCATACTCCGGTGATACCTGTTTGTGCATACGAATAGCTACCACTAGGCATAGGAATTGCATCATCATCTAACCCAATAACTATACTATTTAATGAATACCAATCAAATTGATTAACTCTTGACCCACCCGTACCATCTGCGTTAACTGCAAATTCCGGATGAGTGGGATCAAAATGGCCATCGATAATAATAACGTCAACATTTTTTCCACTTAGCGAGTGTCCAATATTAGCTGTTTGAGTAATATTTGAGTACTCAGACCCCCACATATAATTACCAGTTTTTATGTTGTTTATATTTGTACAACGTAACAATGCCCAATTATAAGTATTTGAGTTTTGGTTAGAATTAAATATAGACCTTACGAATGTTTTTGTCCCAGATTCCCAAGAATTTGGGGTTATGGTTAAATTATTAAGTTGTTTAATTGAAATAACTGCTCGTACTCGTGGATCATTTTTTATAGTTTCAGCTTCTTCAGCTGATAGCATATAATGAGTATTTTTACTAATGGGTCTGCGTAAAGCAAGATTAACCGCGCGGTTCGGAATATATAAATTTCCGCCAGCAGTTTCCATATCATCATAGAATTGATCCAGATCAGACATTTCCCATAATGTAACAATATATTCTTCTAATTCCATATTAATTCTCTAATGGCAAAATTGTTAATTTCACAGTAATGTTATTAGCTGAGCCACTTTTATTAACAACTGAAATTGGAATTATGTTTGTTGTTGGGGATTCATCATTATATCCTAACACGCCCGGAGATATTCTTATAATTTGATTCCCTGTAGTAATCACTTCAGCAATTACACCTGCATTAACTGTAGGATCCGTATAAATCGTTCTTGATGTATCAGCAGTTCTATCAGCAGATGACGCATAAACCCTTACCCATGCAGCAGCACTTGTTTCTATTTTATATAACATGTAACCTTTTGTTGCAGTTATATTTAATGCAACATTAGCACCATTTGCAATACTTCCAGTTGATGCGGTAGTAACTATTCTTGAATTTAATATGCTGCCCGATATTGAACTTTGATATATTGTCATTAGTATCTCTTAATTTCTATCTTCAAGTAATGTTCTAGTAGTATAGACTAGACCAGTTTCGGTATCTTCGAATGATTCACACAAATATAAATTATCATCACTATCTCTATCTAATACTTCGCCCGTTTTAATAACCATTATTCGCTTCCTTTAATAGCAATATAGTTTAATGTGGCACCACTACCAGCAGTTTTAACACGTACCCTAACAAATCTAGCTAAAATACCCAATTCTTTTTGAACTTGATTTATATTAGCAGAAGTGGTAATATCAGTTCCTGATTGAAACCATTGTGCTGCATCGATACTAAATTCTAATACTAATACAGGGGCAGTAGTGGTAACCGCACCCATAGAAACAATAACATTTATAGTATTACAACCATCAATAAAATAAGTTGGAGTTGTTGAATTAATTGTATTAACTGCTACTGTAGTATTATAAAATTGACGTTTGATAGAACTTGAACTTTGCGACTGTAAGCGGTTAACTGAATTTGTAAATGATGGTCCTGTTCCACCAACAGTTCGTACATATCTAATTCTATTACCAGTTAATGGAATTAATGGGCTACGGTATTGACCAGTGGCAGTAATTCTTGGGAAATGATAAATATCATACCAGTTAGTACCAGAATCATCTGATTCTTGAACTACAACATCTAGAGTTGGCGATGTTCCGCTCACTGCGGTAACCATCACATTAAATTCGTGAGATAATGCGCCTGATGCCGGAGTTAATGCCGCACTGGTATTTGTTGAAGTTAATGCAGCACTAGCAATATCATTTGCCAGAGTAGTTGTAGCAAGTGATGCAGTGGAAACAGTTGTCACACCAGTTACAGTAGAAACAGTACCTAAAGTACCGCCTGTAATATTAGCAGGTACACTTCCGGCAGCATCTGGTCTACTTAACATTTCAACACGTTCTCTTGTATAGTCGAAAACTCTGGCAAATGAAATTCTAGTATCAGTTCTTTTAATAACAGCACCACCACAGTTTACAGATGCTAATGAACTAGGAATAGACGTTGACCCAGCAATTTCTAGCGCAAGGTTAGATGTACTTACATCATAAACGCGATAAACTCCATCCACACCAACAGATACACCAGTACCATCAACTTTAACACCATATAAATTAACATAGTCACCAACAGATAAGTTCCATGTAGTATGACCAATAATATAAACAATACTATTAGTAATACTTAAAGTCTGAATACTAGAGCTTTGGAATCCAGCAGGAACAACTGAACCATTAATTCTTGATACAAATCCACCATAAGTTGTTCCAGTAAAAGTCGAACC